TTAAAACTTTATCAAATATTATAAATTTATCAATAACAAACAAAAACTATAAAGAAGGAATGATTTCAGACATTAAAGAAAATAGTCATCTATTGTCTAGTAAAAAGGTGGAAGACTACAAAGAAATAAGATCATATGTAGAAAGTTTAGATTTATCTAATTTTTATCAATTTTACAATAAAGCCCTTGATAAATGCATAAATATCCTATAACTTTGGCGATAAACTATAGTGTATAATGGTTATATGCCATATGTCGTTAATAATATCCCAGTTGGTCATGATCCAAGAGAGATTGACAGAAAGAACTCTTATAATGAGTTCTTTGAAAAAGTTGGTAATTCATCAAAAAATATTAAACTAATACCAAATTTTTTATCTAATGATGAAATTAAATATCTATTAGAAAATGTTGATGAAAATAGAAAAGTTAGTTTTGAGTCACAAAAAGATGATTCTGATAACGCTGTAAACTGGATGCATATTTATACTGGAATAGAAGACAGGTTTGATATTAAAGGCAGAATTGGATCTGAAATAGTAAAAGCATATAAATTTAATCGTATAAAACCAAAAGAGCCTCAACTTAGTGTTGCTAAATGGGAAACAGGAACTAAGTTAAACTTACATGTAGATGATTTAGGGTATGTTACAGATAACCATATCCCAACTTTAGTTTATTTAAACGATGATTACGAAGGTGGAGAAATTAGTTTTGCTATACATAACATTACTATAAAACCTAAGATTGGAGATCTTTTAATATTCCCTGGAAATATGCACTACGCACATGAGGTCAAAGAAGTTCTTTCGGGAACTAGATACACACTACCTATTTGGTTTACGATAGTTTAAAAATGACAGATAGCACAAAGAAAAGAAAACTTTTGGATGGTTCTGAGGTAAATGATTATGATTACCCAATTGATTTGATATTACACACAAAAGCCCCAGGCAAATGGAAACTAATTGATCTTGAAACTGGACAAGAATATCTTGGATCAGACATATCTCATGAAACTTTTGGGGAACTTTTAAGAGTCAAGGTAGCACACTCCAAGATAGGTTCTTGGTTTAAAACAAAAGGAAGAGTAATAAAAAATGGATAATACAAATAAACCTATAACCTTTCACTGGATGTGGAGAAGACACTGGCAAATAAATGACAGCATTGAAAACTTAGATCTTAATGGAATTATGAAGATGGCAAAAGAGTTGGATGGTGCTGGAGTAAAATCTGTTTTGCTTCCGTATGGTCCAGGTGGTATAGATTTTTCTTTGGTCATTTCAGACGCACTGAAAGCAACAGATCAACTTATTATGACAATTGCGTTGCCAGCATACGGAACAAGCCCTGATTATGCTGCTAAGATTTGTGAGACACTAAATCGTTTTGCTCCTGGAAGAATTGGAGTCAACCTTGTTGCTGGAAGATGGGGAGACGAAGGAAATGACAAATCTGAAAAGATAGTTTTAGACCATTATATGCATGATCCATCACTCATTGACACCCTTGCAAAAAGAGTTTCAGTCTCTAAGGTTTGGATGGAAAAAACCATGCATTTAATGGAAAGTCATCAACATAAAACTCATATGGCAGTTGTTGGTTCTTCAGACACTACAATTGAGATAGCCAACAAATATTGCGAATATATCTATGTAGACGATAACTTATTATTTAAAGATCAATTTAAAAAGATTGATCTTGATAAGGTCAAGCCAATAGTTATTATTGATCCACTTATTACTACCCATCCAGACGATGAAAAGTATGTTAAATATGACAAAAATGCACCAGTAAGACAGCAGCATCATCATGTAAAAGGAAAATTAGTTGATGTTGTTGCACAAATAAGAAATCTCTCTCAGCAGTTTGGCATTTATGATTTTATGATTCATACTGATCAAGAAGATATTAGCGGATTGTTGGATATGGTAAAAAACTTTAATGATATTGTAGTGCCTGAAGGAAATGTGATAGGATACTCTGATTTAACAGTAAAAAACTTTAATAATATTGGAAGCGATCCTAGCAACATAAAAGTATTTAGTAATTGTCTAAGCAAAGAAGAGTGTGACCATATCATAGGACTTATAGATAGTACAGAGACAAGTAATAATCGTCCTTTGCAACCAGACAGTTCTGGGAATCCTGCACTATCTTTACTATATTACGATTCACTTGACTATTCAAAAAAATATATACCTGGTATTCAGTCTGTTTTAGAAAAAGAATTTGGTGTAAAACTAAAGCCAAGAAATTCTCGTTTTGCTCAATGGGTTCACAATAACAGTCAAACTATACCAATAGATGATATGGGCCATAAAGACTCAAATCATTTAGCAGCATGGGTTTATCTAAATGATGACTATGTGGGTGGAAGGTTGTCATTTTTTAATCAAGGGATAACGCTTAAGCCAAAGGCTGGTGATCTAGTTATATACCCTGGTAATCCTTACTATTGGTATAATGTAGGACCAGCAAATGGTTCAAGGTATATTATGCCAATATGGTTTGATTTTGTTTAATGGTATAATTATTATATGAAAAAATCTAAATGTTTCTTTTGTGAAAAAGATGCAACCCATTATGATGTTGTCGTAAATAACTCCGAATACATTGTTGCAGATGTGTGTTTTGTTCATCTATCAATGGCCCTGACATCATGAAAGAATTGCCTTATCTTTTAACATTTCCTAGAAGTGGTTCTCATTATTTTGACGAAATCATTTATAAAAAGATAGGAATTCATATTGAAAAATCTCACTCCGTATTTGAACTTTTTGATGAAAACAATAAGAAAAAAAGAAAAATAATTACAATAGTTAGAAACCCAGTAGACGCTCTTGTATCGTACAGAGCAAGCCAACTAAGAAACTTTACGCCCTCACCAAATGATCACAAGAGCACAACTGGTGCAGCAATGTCAGAATATATACTTCTCAATAATTTTTTGTATGAGTATGCAGACTATATTATAGACTTTAACGATCTTGTAACATATCCCGAGTCTATGGCTAAAAGAATTATAAGTCTTTTAGAAATAAACGAAGAAGACTATAACTCTTTTGACAGAGGCGAGCATGTGTATGCAAAAGAATATCTTCCATCAAGTAAGGTTTTGCCATGCTATAGCAAAAACCTTTTAGATGGTTTTGATCTTGGTTTATGTAATTTTTATTACAAAAAAGTTTTAGAAAAAAAGATTGTGTTATAATTAATTATGACAACGCTTACACGAAATATTTTAAATTTTTATAAAGAAGATGAATCAAATACTTTATATTTAAAAAAACTGTTTACAAACACAGACAACTTAGGCTATTATCATCCATTTGCACAAAATGCTATTGACTCCAAATGGAATGGAAAAGATGTTTATATTGGAACAATTGATGAAATAAATACGTATAGCATTAATGAATTTGGTTTTCGTGGAGAGGCTTACAAAGATTCTGAAGTAATTGTCTCTGGTTGTTCTATAACTTTTGGTATAGGTGTACCAGAATCAGGAAGATGGGGCAATCTTTTAAGTAATAAAATTAATAAAAATATTATGAATTTAGGAAGTCCTGGTGCTTCTGTAGAAAGTATGTCTACTAACATTATTCAATACTGCCTAAACAATAAAATGCCAAAAGAAATTTTTTGTTTATTTCCAGATTTTTTTAGAAAAATGGTTGTAGCAGATAAAGAATTCTACAAAACAAAAGGAAATAAATGGGCAGAAGAACTAAGTAATTTATCATATACTTATTCTAATCCAAAAGTTAGCGTTGTAGATAGCGACTCTCTTTTTATGCAAATTGAAGATAAAAAATATATAGAAGACTCAGTTTCTCCACATCAACTAATTTTAAACTCTGTAAACGCAATTTATGTTTTAGAGTCATTTTGTTTATCAAATAATATAAAGTTAAACTGGACAACATGGGATTTAGCAACTGCTTTGATTATGGAAAACTTAGTCGAACTTAAAGACTTTAAATTAAAAAACTATACAGCATTTTTTCCACCCAAAACAAAAACTCAAGTGAATACTCTTATATCAAATTCTTGTAAATCAGATCACAACTCTGAATTTAAAGATAATGTTTGTTGGTATGTTGGATCTGATTACTCAATAGTTAACAGCAAAAAGGTAACCACTACTGCTCATCCAGGAATTCACTTTCATGAGCATATTTCAGATTTTTTTTATAATTTATCAAAACAAAGCAATGAAGAACATAACAAAGATTGAAAAAACCAAGATTCTTCCATTACGATGGATAGGAAATTTTTTTGGTGAATACGCTGGGAATCATTTAGTTAAGGCTATTGATTTAGATGAGTCTTTAGATAGTAATTTAGGATTTAAGTTTAAGTACCATGCAAAATGCTGGAAGTATCTTAATAAACCTTATACATGGTGGGGCACATACTACGAACTTGATACTAAAGGAATGATAGATGACCTAGATGGTGCAGGTTGGGACGACTATGATGAGTTTGGTAAGGCGTACTGGGATAAAGATTAAGCAATACTGCCAGAACCAGTTACTGATCCTGCGCCGTCTATACCTTTAGGCATATTGTATACTGTCCAGTTGTCTGTATATCCTGGAGCATATCCTGGGTTTCCACCATTTGTGACTCTGATATAGTATGCTCCAGCAATTCCGTATGGGTTGCCATCTGTAAGGACTACTGCGCCTAATGGATACGATACTCCATTATTGTATTCGCCCTGATAATTTGGTGGAAGTGCCATTATGAAACCCAACTAATTGTAAAGTTAGAATATTCAATTTGATGATTTGTAATTCCATTTTCTTGAATCCATGTATCAAGAGGCATATAACCATCAACAGGCAGTGGAATTAGTTGAGTTGGTGTTCTTAATGCACCAAATTTTTGACCGTTTAGATTTGAATAGCCACCTGTAAGTCCAGATACTGTTAGCAATCTTGCTTCTCCTACTGGCCAATGATTAGTGACATTGGCTGGTGCTTGATCATACCATTCCATTGTGGAATATGTAAAATATGCACCAGCAAAAGTTCCTCCAGTTGCTGTTAGATTTACTGAATATACTGTTCCTACGCTGCCATTAATGTTACCTGAGCCTGTTACTGTTCCTGCTCCGAATATTCCTCTTGGTGCTACCATGAGATTATTATATCATCTGTTTTGACATTCAATCGGTATTGGTGTATACTTAAAGTATGAGTATAGATGAAATGACATTACGAGAAGAAATTGCAAGGGCTATTGAAGCCCTACCTATTGAGCCATCAGTAACAAATGCTTTGGGCATGCGTCTTGAGGCTGCAAGGGTTGCAAGAGGAGAAGATAATTATATGACCGAATTTTTTGATAGACAGGGGGCTTACGAATGATTAGTGCATTATTTTTAATACCAGCAGTTATTATAGGATATATTTCTTGCTACATTATAATGACATATGGGATTGATCAAAATTAAGCCTGTAGCATACATATTTGATGTCGAT